GTATTTGATGTTGCACTTAGAACAGAACCACCTAGAGCAGGGTTGTTAGCTACATTAGCAGAACCATTTATTCCTTGGTTATAGGTAGCGTAATTACCATTACCATCAGGCGTGTTGCTAGTTGCTACCACCGTACAGCCACCACTAGCATAAGTTGTAGCAGGAATAACACCACCACCACCTTGAGGTCCACCTGTACCACCCTGAACTGTGACAGGAACTGTACAGTAACCATAAGTTACATTTGGTGTTGTTCCTCCACCTATAGTAAAACCTCCTGCGGTACTACCGTTGCTTGATGCTTGATTATATGGGCTTTGACCTGCTCCACCGCCACCTCCAGCACCTCCACCGCCGCCACCGCCACCTGCGATGAATGCACCAAAGTTGTTAGTTACTGTAGTGCCAGATGCAGTTATGCTGATAGCGTGACCACCTGCACCCGAATTAGTATTACCACCACGTCCAAAGATAGCACCATTGTTTATAACTACGGAGTTAGCCACGTCTATTGTTAACGAAGGTGTAGATGATGACATTGAGCGAATATGTACGCCAGAATTCACAGTCATTACGATAGGTACTGTCCCATCCCAACCTGCAGCTGTTGCTAGAGTACTTAAAGTAGAAGCTCCATCTATACCTGTTGTAACATTAAAAGAGAACGCATTCTGTGTGCCATAGAAGTCAGATAAAGATATTTGCCCTGATGAAGGTACAGTATCTGACCCGTAGTATTCACTAAGAGATATAGGGTGTGACCCACCAAACTCATCCTGTATATCTTGTAGTGTTATTGCACCACTTGCTTGTATTGCCATTAGATAGTTCCGTACCCTGTTACATTACCTGTTACAGTTAAGTTACCTGAAGCGTCTAACTTCATTTTGTTTGTACCGCTAGTAGCAAAATACAATACTCCACCACTCTCAGTTACTGTCCAGTTGCCTAAATCTACAGTCGTAGCATTAAGAGTAGAAGCAGAGAATGACTGTGATCCAGACCCTGCTAGTTCAGCTTTAGTGTCTATCTCTGTCTGTAATCCATCTACGTTAGCAATAGTGTGGTTGTGACTGTCATCTGCTATTACTGCTGTTATAGTGGCATTACTTGTACCATTAAAAGAAACAGAACCTGTTACATCTCCTGTTAAGCCTATAGTACGAGAAGTAGCTAACGCTGTAGCTGTAGAGGCATTACCAGTTAAGTTACCTTCAAATGTACCAGCTACAAATGTTTCACTGCCTACGCCCCACTTGTCTGTTGATTCTGTCCAGACTAGAGACTTGTTAGCAGATGTACCACGTTCAATAGTAATACCTGCATCCTGACTAGGTGTACCTGTCTCGTCAGAGTTAAGTGTGATAATATTGTCACCAATGTTTACAGTGTTAGAATTAACTGTAGTAGTTGTACCATTAACTGTTAGGTTACCACCTACGATAACATCATCAAATGTTACGTCTTGGTTTGTAGCTAATGAGATAACACCTGTAGAGCTATTGTAGCTGATGTTACCTGTAGCAGATATTGCACCCCTAGCTCTAGCTGTAGTGTGATACAGATTAGTTGAACCTTCTGCTACGGTATCTGTGTTACCCTGAGTAAAGCTCATAACACCAGTAGTACTGTTATAGCCTAAACTACCTGTAGCTGAGATAGCTGCTCTAGCTCTAGCAGTTGTATGATATAGGTTGCTAGAACCCTCAGAAAGTGTGTCTGTGCTGTGGTTAGCTATGCTTGATACAGTACCTGTCACATTACCTGTTAGAGCGCCTGTGAACCCCCCTGTAGAGGCTACAGTACCACCTACAACAATGTTACCAGAGTTAAGCGTAAGGTTAGCTGTAGCTATGGTTGTGTTACCTGTTATAGCAAGAGTACCACCTACTGTAGTATTACCTGTAACTGCTAATGTACCCAGCGCTGAAGTAGCTGAACCATTTAAGCGTAAAGCTTCTACAGAACCTGAATAGATAGACAACTGGTTAGAGTTATTGCTTAGTTTACCGAAGCTTACACCACCGTCTTTAAGCAATACGTCTCCACCGTCAGCGTCTAGTGTAATATCACCTACTACATCTAGGGTTAAATCTCCATTAGATACAGTGTAAGAGTTATCTATGATAGTAGTGTAGCCATTCACACCAACGTTAGCTGTATCTGTATACAGAGTACCATCAAAGTATCCATCCTTAAACTGAGCTGCACTAGAGCCTAGATCAATGATGTTGTTTGCTTTAGGTAAGACTGTAGATGTACCTACAATGATGTCCTGCCCTGGTCCTACCTTTGTTACAGGTGCGCCTTGGCCTGATGAACCATCATGAGAGTGACCAGAGGATGCGTTAAATGCGTTTTCTACAGCGTTAAACTCTCCGTCTAAGTCGTCTGCGTCAATAACGCTACCGTTAGCGATGTTGTTAGCCGTATCTTGGCGTGTATAACCTGCCATAAGAGTTATCCTTTATTGTCTATCGTTCTGTGTAAACTCAAGAAGTGCTGTATCTAGAGTAAATGCTGGGTTAGTTGTGTTATCTTCTATACGTATTGATATAGTCTTACCTGATCCTATAATCTGGTTCTGATAAACTTTATCTAGTTCTCCACCAAATACGGCTGTACCATACAATGATGTAACTGCTCCGTAGATAGCAGCTTCAACACCTGAACTTGCTATAGTAGTAGCTGCTGGCTGTATTAGGTTTTGGTTGTTAGATCGAGTGAAGTCATACTTAAGTGCTAAGTCTATATTGAAAGAGCCTTTAGGGTCTATATATGTAGTTAGCTTATAAAAGGTTTTACGTATCTGTGGATCTGATATAGGCATATAAGGTGATTCATATATAGCTTCAATGTTTTCTCCATCAAAAGTATATCCTGTCTCCATCTTATATACGTAGCCATCCTCATTAGCAAATATAATAGTCTCTGAATATTCTGTATACTTAGAGTCTGCTACAAATGCTTTTATACCTGAAGTCTCGCCCCATGCTAGATCAGATGCACCCTGATTAGAGAACTTAGTTACGAGTAACCCACGAGCAACTTTCTTTTGTTCTGACTGTGTATAGCCAAAGATGCGGTACTGTGCTTTCTCACGTATAACAATAGAGCAAAAGTTAGATGTACTCTGAGCAAACTTATAAACGTCATCAGCTATAGGGTCAGAAGCTACTTCAAGTGAGAAGTCACCAATTCTGTCTGTAGCACCTAAGAGTCTAATACCGTCAGGAGACATATACATAATGTCACCACCAACCTCTTGTATCGTATCAGGGTCTAAACAACCAATGCCTTCTGTGATAGGGTTTAACTGGAAGTCGGCTAGAGTTGTACCAGATAAGCGTTGTATGTTGTTTCTACTAAAGATGATAAGCTGATCACGGAAAGCAATCAAGCCTGTAATATCATGACTTACGTTTATGACACCACCACCATTAGCGGCACTAAAGTCACCTGAGTCTGATGGTGCTGAGAAGTATAAGTTAGAACCCTTAGAGAAGAATATTGTAGTCTTAAACACTGCTACCTGTTCTGCACCCTGTAAGTCTGATAGAGAAGAGATAAACGATAAAGTGTTAGCTGTATCATTAAATAGCGCTGGGTAGTTAGACCCATCTACCATTAGGATGAAGTCACCTGCACCAAAGTTGTACTCTGTGCTACGTATTTTACCGCCTAATAGTGCTGCCTTACCTAGTGAAGACCAAGTACCACCAGAAGATCTATGGTATTCAGTTTTAGGTGTACCTGCGCCATCACTTCTAGCGGCTATATACTCACCTATGTTTGCTACTTTAACACCAAGTACACGTCCTGTTCCTGGTACAGTATTGTTTGTTGCTTTTGTATACCCTAATACTTTACTGTAACCACCTGATCTAGCTGGCTCAAAGTTCTGTAGTATAGTAGCAGAACCAACAGCATTAGAACCCTGTTGTAGAGGGCTGAGATTAGAGATGAGGCCACCTTTAAACTCAATAGGGAATGTCTGCCAATTAGTAGCCATCAGTAATGAACTCGTCTATCTCTTAGGTATTCTGTACGGTTAATGTTTAAGGATCTCATACTCTTAATGCCTTCCTTAAACTTACTCTGTGATAATTGTGCAGACTGAGTGTCACCCCTGAATACATAAGCATAATACATAGCACCATCTACAACAATATGTCTGTATGACTCTGGTATAGTAGCAACGTCTGATGATTTTTCCATATCAACACCATTAGTGTAATATTCGTATACTACTTCGTATGCTTTATCTGGGGATGGTACAAACAGTAATTCTTTACTTGGCGCACGTACAACATACTGTGGTACGCTTCTTACATCTGAGCTAGAGTTATACTCTACATCTGCGTGTTTGTCAAGATATTCTTCGTAATTCAACACTTTAAGACGCTTAGTAGCTACATTAAGAATATCATCACGTTTTAACCTAAAGCTGTTCATATTAACAGTCTTACTATCGTATGGCATACTGTAGCGTACCTCACCTGGAGTAAGTACTTCTGTCTCTTCTGCATGATTCCAAGGCCACTCAAACTCTTCTTGGTGTATGTGTCTTATAGAAGCATTAACAGCGTCTTTAGTGAGGTTGTAGTAACCCTGTGCTGTAGCAAAGTTAGATGTAGTTAGTTCTACTTCGTTAAGTCTTCTGTTAACATCATTAACTAACCCGATAAAGTCATAGGCCATTCTTATTTCTCCTTAACACGTACAAATACTGAACGCTCATACTGTAAGCCTTCTACTGTAGTGATTTTACAAGTAACTCTATACCTAACGTTATTAGTACCAAGAGATAATCTTATTGTTGCTACGGTGAGTGTATTGGTTTTCTGTACCATCTGTAGAGCATTAACAACTTCACCTGCATCTATTAGAGTTTTTGTACCGTCAGAGTCATCTATAAACCATGTAACACCTGAAATAGTATCATCACCTAAGAAGCGTGACCAATCTATGCTGTAGTCTAGTATTTCATCTTTATCTTTATCAGGCCATTTGTATGACATTAGTATATTCCCTTATGCTGCTATACGTACAACTCTATCTGTATCCATAGCTTCAATTAGTACTGTTCGGTTATTCGGATCTGCTGGTATAGTAATGCTGTAGCCTTGATTGGTTGGGGCTATAAACACAACACGGTTTCTGTCGAAGCTTGCTTTAATGCTTTCATAGTCAAACTGTACAGTTGTTACAGTAAAGTTACCAGCAAAAGCATTTAGAGGTACACTGTTTATCTCAAAGACGTTAGACGTTTTAGTTGTAAGTATACCAGCATTAGTATTAGCGGCTACTCCTACAGGTAAAACAACAGCCTTAGCTTGTATGTTAGAGCCTGTTCCTACTGTACCTGTAAGCGCTGGGCTAGTGATGCTTGTGTTAGCATCTGCCAATACTGTAGTTGTACCGATATTGCCTGAAGAGTCAACCCCAGAAGGTACTACATTAGCGTTTGCAGCTACTATTGTTGTACCTATAGAGCCTGTAGCAGTAACTGAACCACTAAGTGTAACACTCTTGGCAGTGACGACTGTTAAGCCGATGCTACCAGTAGCTGTAACACCTGTCAAGCCTAAATTAGCTTCACCTACAACAGTAACACTTCCTGCAGTACTTGTAGCTGAAACACTCTGTATTACAAAGCGTGTCTCTGCCGTAGTAGAGAAGGGGTTAGTTGAAAATGGTGAAATGC